CACCAACCCGGTGGTGCTGTTCGACCACGGGCTGAACATGACGCTGCCCATCGGGACCAGCGAGGGACCGGACGGGAAACTTAGCGTGCGGCTGACCAAGAACCGAGCGATGGCTCGGGCCTACTTCAGCCAGTCGCTTCCCGAGGCGGCCACAATTTACGCCCTGATTGACGAGGGCATCCTGCGAACTGCGTCCGTGCAGTTCCTTCCCAAGCGGGCACGCAAGCTGTCGATCAAGCAGCGACAGGACATCGGCGACGACGAGATATCGCTGGTGGACGGCATCGGTCTGGATTACACCGAGAGCGACCTGCTGGAGTGGTCGGTTGTTTCGATTCCGGCCGACCCCGGTGCGGTGCGTCGGTGCTTGGATCGGGGACACGTCAACGGCGAGGTCATCACGATGTCGTTGCAGGGCGTGATGAAACGGATGGGTGGCCCGGCTCCGGTCTGGTCGCCGGGCTGGGAGCCACAACAGCAGCACGTTGTGGAAGTTATCGAGGACGACGAACACGTCACGGTGAAGTATGAAAGGCACCACGACAACGAAGAACAAGCAACAGACGTTGACACAGAGACACCTTTGCAGACAATTGACTACGAAGCCGTAGCCAAGAAACTCGAAAGAGACCGAAAGCAACGGCAAAGGGTTGCGGGAGCAACGAAGGCTGTTTTGGAGGCACTGAAGCCAGTTGTCGCCGAGATGGATAAACTGGAAGACAAGTTGACCAAGCTGACCGGACAGGTCGCACCATCACAGGAGATCACGGATGACTGACGAAAGAAACGAAGCGGCCGACGATGTTCAGCAGGTCGTGGACGCGGTGAAGTCAACGGTGGACGAGCAGGTTGCTCCGCTCATGGAGCGGCAGTCGGCTCTCGACGAGAAACTGGATGAGCTGGCACAGCCGTCCTCCAACGCCAGCCAGTTGTTCGGCGGCGGTTCGGCTGCGGGCCACGTCGGTCCCCAGACCGGAAGCCAAGGCTACAGCTTCCTGCGGGCACTCGGTGTGCGTCAGGGATTCCTGAAGCCCGAGCAGGCGAAGTACGAGCTGGACGTGAACAACCGCCTGCGTCAGCACTATGTCGATCAGGGAGGGATGACGCTGGCTGGTGCGAACTCGATGCTGGTTCCGCTCGGCTCGTCTCACATCGAGAACCTCGACAGCAATCTCGGAGGCGAGTTGCGTCAGGCGATGGCTCAGTCCGTCTCCGGTGCCGATGCCGATCAGGCCAAGTGGGTCGCCCAGAAGCTCGGCGGCACTGTCGGTCAGGCGATCAGTTGGTCAAGCGACCCGGCTGGCGCATTGGTCGCCAACGCTCCGCTCGGCGAACTCATCGAGCTGATTCGGGCCAAGTCGGTTCTCGATCAGGCCGGTGCCACCGAGATCAGTCTGCCGCCCAACGGCAAGATCGACTTCCCACGTCACACGTCCGGGCTGACCGCCTATTGGGTTGGCGAGAACGCGGCGATCACCGCCAGCGAGATGGGAACCGACACCCTCTCGCTGACAGCGAAGAAACTGGCTGGGTTGGTCAAGTTGCCCAACGAGCTGATCCGATACGCCACGCCGAGCATCGAAGCGTTCGTGCGGGACGACCTTGCTACCACGCTCGCACTGAAGGCCGACCGGACCATGCTGGACGGCAATGCCTCCTCGACGGCACCGGGAGGCATCATCACGACGAGCGGCATCAACGCTGTGGCGGCGACAACTGTCGCCACCAACGGTAACACGTTCGGCCCGGCTGATCCCGGTCGGATGGCTGCTGCCGTGCTTGACGACGACTTCGACACGAGTTCCGCAGCATTCCTGATGCGGCCAGAACTGTTCGTTGGTCTCTACAACTCGCGTGCCGCTGCTGTCTCGTCCGCTGACGGTGAAGGTTCGTTCATGTTCGCGACCAACCGTGGCCAGATCGAGAACGGTTTGCCGCCGCGTCTGTTCGGCCATCCGGTTTACGCCTCGACGCAGGTCAACAACGTCCGCGCAAAGGGTTCGGGCGACGACCTGACCTACGTCCTGTTCGGCGTGTTCAGCGAATGGCTGATCGCACGGGCTGGTGTTCTGGAGTTCGCCACCTCGACTCAGGGCGACACCCCGTTCGCCAACGACCAGACTTGGGTGCGGGCGATCATGTCGATGGACGCGGGCGCACGACACGTCAAGGCGTTCGCCCTCTGCGACGAGTTGCTCAACAGCTAGGTCTACGCCACCGAGTGACGCTCGCTGATCCGGTAGCCTCACGCCGGGTCAGCGGGCGGCCTCCCCTTGGAGAATGGACATGGCAAAGAAGAAAGCCGACGCCAAGCCAGCGGCCAAGAAGCCGAGCAAAAAGGACGCCGAGGTTCTTGTGCCAACCCGGTACACGATCCCGCCATGCCCGATGTCTCGCAAGGACACGCTGGCATACTTGGATAAGCTCAAGAAGGAACTGTGAGGTGAGCTGTGGCGTTGACGACTCTCGCCGACCTCAAGACATATCTCGGAATTACCGATTCGTCTGAGGACGACCTGCTGAACCTGCTGATTGCCGATGCCGATGCGGCGATTCTTGGCTACCTCGACAGGTCGATTGAGCAAGCCACGCTGACCGAGTATTACAGCGGCGACGGCACCACAAACCTGCTGCTCCAGCAGCGTCCCGTGACGGCGATCACCTCGGTCCACGTCGATTCTGGTGCCTATGCAGGACAGGCCAGCGGGGCATTCGCCAGCACAACCGAGTGGACGGCTGGCGAGGATTTTTACGCCCAGTCTGTGGTCGAAAACGAAAGCAACCCCGGCAACATCATTGCCATCAAGGGACCGGGGACGTTTACCCCAGACGGTGACCGGCAGACGTGGGGTGAGTGGCCCAGAGGGACCGGGAACATCAAGGTCGTCTACACGGCCGGGTACAGCACCGTGCCGGGCGATCTGGCAGCGGCGTGCAGAATACTCGTCGCATGGATGAGGTCCAGCCGAGAAAACGGGATGCCGGTCAAGTCCGAGAAGCTGGGGTCATACTCCTACACGCTGCTCGAAGACACCGGGATTCCAGAACTCTCGACGATCAGGGGTCTCTGCAACCGTTACCGTAACATGGTGCTGATATGAGCCTGACCGGGCTGCTGACTCAGCGATGCACCATCCAGCGATGGGCAAGGACGGTTGACGACTATGGCGAGATGACACCGAGCTGGGCGAACTCGGACACGGATGTTCCCTGCCTCATCCAGCAGAAGAATGCGAGGACTGAGTTCACAGCGGCGGGTCGAGATTATGAGTTCGACGCGACGGGATTCTTCAAGCCGGGAACCGATATCAGGCCGCAGGCAGACGACAGCGGAAACGGCGACCGCCTCACCATCGGATCAGCGACCTATCAGGTTCGTGGCGTCGGCGACGAAACGGGACGCAACAAGATGCTGACCGTGTATCTGGAGAGAGGCTGATGCCACGTCCCAAGGCATTCAAGACAACCATCGTCGGGTCCAACCGTTGGATCAGGGCAATGAACGGAATGTCAGATCGCCTCGACGGGCGGATCGACAAGGCACTCGTCAGGATTGGCACGGGGGTTTCGACCGAGGCAAAGAAGCGAGTTCCCGTTGGGGCAAAGAGTACCGGGAGCCGCCGACCGGGCGCGCTAAAGCAGTCGATTCGGTTCGAGGTAGTCAGGGGCAAACGCATCGGCGCACAGGTGCGAATCGGAACGAATATACGGTATGCCCCCTACATCGAGTTTGGGACGTGGCGCATTGCTGGGGGGAAGGTGAAGGCTCTCGGCAGAACGCAGGCCGGAGCGACCGACGCCACGGCGATCAGGTCGTGGAGTATGAAAACAAAGCGAGGGCAGGGGGGTGCGGCACTTCCTATGATGCCGTTCCTGAGACCGGCTGCGAATAAGTATGCGCCTCGCGCTAGGTTCTGGCTGTCGCTGGCACTCAGGACAACGATGATAAAATCTGGTTTCCTCACGAAAACTGGTGGGGGGGCTTAGATGGCTGACCTGTCTGAAGTGTGGAAAGGGATTCGGGACATACTCGTGGGCGACTCTACCCTCACGGCGATGCTGTCGGATGCGTCTGCCGTGTATGAGCCGGAGCCGCCCGAAGACGTGGACTTCCCGATGCTGACGATCATGCAGTCAGACGACGGTCCTGTCACCGAATGCACCGGATATGGCGAGTTTGCGGCCCAGCTCCAGATTGATGTGTGGTCGACCAGCCCTCGAACCAACGAGCAGATCAAGTCACGTTTGGACGAGTTGTTGGAGATACCGAAAATCCGCACTACCGCCATCTCCACAACGAATTACAATGTAACCAACGTCAGTCGCAGGTCTGCAAACTTTGTGGGAACTGTTGAGATCGAGAAGGACGGAAAACTTGTCAGGCATCTTGCGACCGAGTGGGATGTGAAAATTCGCAAAACGACATAACGAGGAGACGGACTCATGGCTATCAGTGATATTGTTGGTGGACCGGCTGACGTGAAGTTGGGAACGTCGGGGTCGGAAGCGACCATCGGAAACACGACCGGCGGAGTGACCGCGACCATCACGCCGCAGAACCGCGAACGGATCGTTGACAAGTACGGCTCGACCGCACTGGCGATCATCCACACAGGCGACGAGG